CACCTCCGGCCGGGGAAGACCCTCATCGTCGACCTCGCCGGACGGTCGGCCTCCGGCAAGGACCTCACCGTCCACCCGCACCGTTTCGGTCACGGCGAGGTCACCGTCTGCGCCGGGCCACCCGACGACCGCACCCTGGAGGACTGGCTGGAGGGCCTGGACACCGTCTTCACGATGGAGACCCCCTACAACTACCGGCTGTACGGCCTGGCCCGCGCCCGCGGCATCAGGACCGTCCTGCAGGGCAACTGGGAGCTGCTCGACTACCTTCAGGACGGCCCGCACCAGGGGCACCCGCCCGATGTGCTGGCGCTGCCGTCCACCTGGCACCTCCGGGAGGCGGCGTACCGCCTGGCCGACCGGATGAGGGTCATCCACCTGCCGGTGCCGATTGCCCTCGACCGCTGGCCCGAAACGCCCGCGCCGGACTCCTGCACGCGGTTCCTGCACGTCGCCGGATACCCGGCGGTCGGTGACCGCAACGGCACCCGCGACCTGCTCGACGCGCTGCGGTACATCCGCTCCGAGGTCACCGTCACCCTGACCTGCCAGCGGCCCGGCCACCTCGGCGGCCTCATCACCAGGGGGCAGTCCCCGGACAACGTCACCCTGGTGATCGAGCCGGACCCGCCCCGGGACTACTGGGACCTCTACACCGGCCAGCACGCGCTGGTGCTGCCCCGGCGCTACGGTGGGCTGTGCCTGCCCCTCAACGAGGCGCTGGGCGCCGGAATCCCGGCCCTGATGCCGGACGTCGAGCCGAACCGGGACTGGCTGCCGCAGGACTGGCTGACACCGGCCAACCCGCACGACACCATCCACACCAAGACCCTCATCGACGTGTACCGCGCCGACCCGCGCGGGTTGGCCGAACGGATCGACAGGCTGGCCTCCGACGGGGACTTCCATGCCCGCTGCCGGCGCCAGGCCCGGGTCCTGGCCACCCTGCACGGCTGGGACGCGCTGCTCCCCTACTACCTGGAGGTCCTCTCATGATCGCCCTCGGCGTCGTCGCCCACCACAGCCGCCGCGGGCGGGCGGTGCGGTTGGCCGACCACCTCGGCGCCGACACGGTCGCCATCGACGAGGGCGGCATGGGGGCCGGTCGCAACCACGAGGTCTGCTACAGGTGGTTGGCCGAGTCCGGGAAGCCGTGGTCGGTGATCCTCGAGGACGACGCAATTCCGGTGAACAACTTCCGCGACCAGCTCGGCCAGGTACTGGCGGCGGCCCCGACCGGCCTGCTCAGCCTGTACCTGGGCCGGACCCGGCCGCCGCACTGGCAGCCGTCCATCGCCCGGGTCATCGCCCGCGACGAGCACTTCCTGATGTGCAGCGAGCTGCTGCACCACGTCGCGGTGGCCATCCGCACCGACATGATCCCGGCGCTGCTGGCGCACCTGAAGGCCAACCGGCGCTACCAGACCGGCAGGACGCCCATCGACGAGGCGGTCGGGGAGTTCTCCCGGGACATGGGGATGCGGGTCGGCTACACCCACCCCTCCATCGTGGATCACGAGAACCGGCTTCCCACCGTGATCGACAGGCACATCAGCCAGCACCGCGCCGACGACGGCACCCGACCGGCCACCGAAATCCGCAGGGCATGGGCGTTCGGCGTCCGGCCGTCCTGGCGGGCCTCCCTGGCCGCCATCCCCGATCCTGCCGACATCGCCGCCAGAGACTCTAATCGGTAACGAGAGGGGAGCGGAATGTTGGACAAACTAATCCAGAAGCTGGTCGGCGCCATCGCGGCGCGGGTGGCCGAGGAGATCATCGAGAGCCTGCCCGGCATCATCGAGGACTCCATCCGGCACGGCATCGACCATGCCGTCGAGGCGCTGCCGGACGCCTACGAGCAGGTCGCCGAGCGGGTCCTGACCCGGCTGGCCACCAAGCTGCCGTTCCCGTTCAAGCTCTGAAGGAGCCGCATGCAGAAGCGCACCCTCACGCTGACCTTCGAGCGGGCCGTCTACGCCAGCACGCCCAACACGATGGAGGTCACCATCATCCCGCTGACCACCCCGTACAACGGCACCGCGAACACGGTCCTGGTCGGCGGCGGCCAGACCAAGGTGATCCTGCTGGCCAATGACACCAACACCGTCACGTTCAGCCTGGTGCCGTCCAACCATGTTGAACTGTCCAGGCCGATGCCCTACAGGATCGCCTGGCGGGAGCGCTACACCGGCAAGCAGTTCAGCGCCGACTTCTCCATGCCCAACGCGGACACCAACTTCGCCGACCTGCACGGTCTGGGCCTGATCCAGGCCACCACCTAAGGGGTTCTTGTTTCATCCTATAGTCTCGTGTATCGTCGATGGCACACCACCACCACCGAAAGCGAGCACCCACCATGAGCACCCAGACCGCCCCGGACACCACCTCCATCCAGAACCTCTGGTTCGATGCGTTCACCCTCGCCGCCAACCTCGTCCTCGGCAACATCGCCGTCGAGGTGGTCCCCGACTCCGATCACAAGCTGCCGTACCTGCGGACTCGCCAGAAGATCAACGGCCCGGTCGTGGTCGAGCTGTGGCCGACCGACGACGGCAGCGCCTGGCACGCCCACGCCCCCGGCCAGAAGCTGGTGGTCATCCCCGTCGACCAGCACCCCCGCAAGATCGTCGCGGAGCTGTCCCGGCTCCACTGGCGAGCCACCTCCTGAGCACTCCACCCAGACAACCCACCCACCCACCAAGGAGTGAAACGATGATTGACTACGCCAAGACCTGGGGAGACAAGGTCGCCAACGTGCTGGTCGGCAAGACCATCACCGCCGTGCGCTACCTCAGCGACGAGGAGCGTGACGACCTGGGTTGGCACAACCGCTCGGTGGTCATCGTCCTCAGTGACGGCACCATGCTGTATCCCTCGCAGGATGATGAGGGAAACGGCGCAGGTGCCCTGTTCACCACCCTGGAAGAACTGCCCACCGTGCCGGTCATTCCCTGATCCATTCCTGCAAGCCCAAGAGGAAACCCTGACCCGCGAAGGTCAGGGTTTCTCTTGTTTCGTCCTGTAGTTGGTGTATAGTTCTGGGTGTACGCACCACCACCCTCCGAAAGGACAGGCCAATGCCCACCATCACCATCACCGAGAAGCAGCAAGCCATCACCGCCGCTCGCGCCACCGATGACTGGAACTGGGAGGACACCGAGACCTACGTCGTTGACGACTTCGGCAACAGCGAATGGGTTCCGGTCGTGATCTTCTTCACCACCGGCACGATCAGCTTCCGCATCCGGGCGCACTTCACCAACGGCGGCAACTTCGACAGTGCCGCCATCAGCAAGATCGTCATCGCGTCCCGTAATGGGAGCATCAGCCCTGTCATTGAGTCCACCCAGCACACCACTGACTGGGCGACCTTTATCGGCTGGATCAAGAACGATCCCTCCATCTAATCCCGCTCCACTCTCCCCAAAAGAAAACCCTGGCCTGCTAAGGCCAGGGTTCCTTTTTGCCCTGCCTCCCGACCCGATTCGGCCCTGAATAGGTAGAGGAGGTGGTCACGGTGGCAGCACGGTACTGGCCGCTGGAGCGCGGCAGGATCGTCACCAGCCCCTACGGCCCCCGCGCCGGGGGGTTCCACTTCGGCACCGACTTCGGCTTCCCCGGCGGCAGCGCCGGAAGGCCGGTCTACGCCATCGACGACGGCACCGTGCTCTACCACGGCGCGGCCCAGGGCTACGGCGGCCCCGACCCGGCGGGCTGGCTGGTCGTCCGGTCCCCCGACGGCCAGGTCTGGGAGTACGGCCACATCGTCCGGCTCCCGCACATCCGCACCGGAGTGACCGTGCAGGCCGGTCAGCAGATCGCCACCATCAACCCCGACCAGGGCAGCAACGGGGGCACCGCCCCGCACCTGCACCTGAGTTTCATGCTCGACGGCTACCAACCGAACAACAAGCGCGACCCGCTGCCGGTCCTGGGCGGCGCCCACGACCCGGCGGTGGCACTGACCAAAGAGGAGAGACCGGTGGGATGGACGGGAGACCCGACATGGTTGGCCGAGGTGCTCAAGGCCCAGCAGCCCGCGCTGAAGGTCCGGGAGCTGCCCAACTGGCAGCAGTACGGCCACGGCGACATGCGGGCCGTCACGCACGTGATGGTGCATCACACCGGCAACGCCCGGGAGACCGCCGAGTCGATCCAGAGGGGGCGCCCGGACCTTCCCGGCCCGCTGTCCCAGCTGCACATCGCCCCGGACGGCACCGTGTCGGTGGTCGCCGCCGGGGTCTGCTGGCACGCCGGGATGGGCAGCCACGTGGGTATCCCGACCGACCTGGCCAACTACCACACCATCGGCATCGAGTGCGCCTGGCCGATGGACACCTCGATCACCCCGGCCACCCAGACCCGGGAGCGCTGGCCCGACCCGCAGATCATCGCCATGCGCGACACCGTCGCCGCCATCCTTGGCAGGCTCGGCTACGGGGCCGACCGGGTGATCGCCCACAAGGAGTGGGCCGGTCGCAGCCAGGGCAAATGGGACCCCGGCAACCTGGACATGAACTGGTTCCGGGCCGAGGTGGCCAAGTCGCTGCGGGGGGATTTCCGGCCCAGACCTGTGCCGCCCCCACCGCCGCCGGCGCCACCCAAACCCAAGGAATGGCCCCGCGACGCCACCGACCGCGAACTGCTCGAGGACCTCTGGCGCAGGGTCTTCAAGATCACCCCGAAGGAGTCATGATGTGGACGAACCGGCAATTCTGGAAGGACGCCACCTGGAGGGGGTTCCGCACCTTCTGCCAGTCACTGGCCGGGCTGCTCACCGTGGAGCACGTTTCGGCCAACCTGAACGCCTCCTGGCTGGCGCTGATCTACGCCTCCGGGGTGGCCGCACTGATCAGCCTGCTGCAGTCGGTGGACCGGGAGCGGGCCGTCGGCGGCAGCACCGCTGTGGTCGCCCCGCCCACCGGGGTCCCCGCCGTTGAGGTCCCCGCGCCCGTCAGCGCCACCAGCGGCGACCCCGCGGCCGCCGACTACCAGCCGTGAGGATCGCCGGGCAGTGGGTCGGCTGGGGGCTGGGCGACAGCCACGAGGAAATCCGGGCGCTCAAGGCGTTCATGCGCCCCAAGTTCAGCTACGCCCGCGGCCTGGCCGACACCCCTGACTACGACGAGCCGATGGTCACCGCCGTCGCCGAGATGCAGGCCCGCTACAACACCGGCTTCGGCAGGCTGGCGACCGGGAAGTACATCGCCGGCATCCTGAACTACGAGACCAAGATCGCGATGGGGTTCGTCGCCCGGCCGCCCCGCCCCGACCAGCGCCCGGTTCTGTTCACGGTCTGCGGCACCGGGGTGCCCTGGTGGGTCGGGCCGGACGCCGACACCGCCCGGGCGGTCGAGCACAGATACCGCTGGCAGCCAATCGGCTACCCGGCCAGGCCGGTACCGATGGGACCGTCGATCACCGCCGGGCGGAACGAGTTGTACGCCCAGTTGGTCAGGTTCCGCACCCAGGTCGAGGAGTACGGGGCCGCGCTGGCCGGGTACTCCCAGGGCGCCATCGTGGTGTCCGAGGCCTGGGAGGCCGACATCAAGCCGGAGAGCGGCAGGCTGCACTGGGCCGAGCCGCACATCCGTAAGGCGGTCACCTGGGGCAACCCGATGCGCGAGCGGGGCAGGGTCTGGCCCGACGCCGGTGGGCCGCCGTCCCCGAAGACCCACGGTGGGGTGACCGCCGACCTGATGGTCGACACCCCGGACTGGTGGCGCGACTACGCCCATGCCGGTGATCTGTACACCGACGTCCCCGACGACGAGTCCGGCGAGAACCGCACCGCGATCTGGCAGGTCATCCGCTCCGGGGACATGCTCCGGGGGCCGGACTCCCTGCTGCGGCAGGTTCTGGAGCTGACCGGGGCGGTCAGGGACGCCAGCACGATCAGCGAGACCACGGGTATGTTCAAGGCCATGCTGGACGCCATCGTGTTCTTCGGCAGGCGAACCGGGCCGCACGTCAACTACTCCACCGCTGAGGCGATTGCCTACCTAAGGTCATGACATGACGCGCCGCGTTATCACCGCACGCGACCAGGTGGCCCTGCTGGCCCCTTGGCACACGGCCGCCGTGCCCGACTCCTTGATTAACGGCACCGTCAAGAAGTTCGTCAAGAAATTGCACGGCGAGATGAAACAGTGGGCCAAGGAGGCCCATGAGGACGATTTCGGTGGCGACCCTTCCGATCCCGCATACAACTGGGAGGACATCGAAAGTTTCCTGAAGAACCGCTATCCGGCGGCTCACCGAGGGATGGAGATGGGCATGGAGGATGCCCGTCCCCTAGTTCACGGTGAGCCGAGCAGCTTTGACGCTCCTTACGAAACCGGGCCAGAGGCTGAAGGCAAGTATGGATATGACCCTCGCCAAGTCGCAGCCGCGATGGTTCTGCTGCACAACAAGGCCGACGGAGACCGTGATTGGGCGATTCCTCAGGACATGGGCCTGCTGGTAGACATCTTCACCAAGCGCCAGCAGATGCAGCGCGACTACGAGCAGCGGCGGGAAGGCACTCCACAGTGACCAAATCCATCATCCTGCCCGACTTCGACCCCATCGGCTCCTTCAAGAACAGCGTCCGGACCGGCACACCCTGGGACTCCATCGTCGACTTCGCGACCCACCCCTCGTTCTGCGGGAAGCGCCTCTACCCCCGGCAGATGACCCTGCTCAAGCTGATCTACCTCGAGACCGAGCAGATGACCGACTACGACCGGGACGTGATCGGGCACTGGGCCGAGTCGTTCAGGTCCCGCACCAGGCCGTGGGGCGTCCAGCCGGACATCTGGGAGCGCATCGACTACCTCAAGGCCAACGGCTACACCCACTTCCCGCACGTCCAGATGGTCATGGGGCGCCGCGCCTCCAAGGGCATCCTCGGCTCCATCCTCGGCGCCGAGCGGATCGCCTACCTGTACAGCCTGGACGACTGGCAGTCCCACTTCGACCAGGTCCCCGGCCAGGTCGCCGAGATCACGGTGGTCGCCACCAGCCTCACCCAGGCGGTGACCCGGCAGTTCCGCGACATCCGCAACACCGTCATGGACTGCGCCTACCTCAAGCACCACATCGTCGGGGACAAGTACACCGAGTTCTACGTCCGGACGCCCGGCGACGAGCGGCGCATCGAGGAGATGCGCCTCGCCGGGATCAGCACCGACCGGGAGATCGCCACCATCTACTGCAAGGCCTCCTCGTCGGTGTCCTCGTCCGGCCGCGGCGGCACCGGCCTGGCCAACTTCTACGACGAGATGGCCCACATGATCTCCGGCACCGGCTCGGCCAAGACCGGGGAGGAAATCTACGACGCCTTCCAGCCCTCCCTCGACCAGTTCGGGTCGGCGGCGCTGACCTACATCCCGTCCAGCCCGTACACCAAGATCGGCCGGTTCTACGAGCTCTACCAGCAGGGCCGGGTGACGATGGACGTGTACAACGCCCGCGAGGGCCGGATGGAGACCAAGACCTTCACCGAGAAGGCGCTGGAGATCGACGCCGAGGAGGAGCTGGAGGCCGCCGTCGCCGAGCCGACCTTCCTGGTGGTGCAGCTGCCGTCCTGGGAGCCGTACACCGACTGGGAGCGCAGCCGGGACATCCCGATGCGCCCCAACCGGACCCGCAACTTCCCGCGCTGGAACAAGCCGGTCCAGTTCGAGCCGAAGGAGGACGGCTCGCCGGACGAGCGGGTCCAGTTCCGCCGCAAGCAGCGCAACCCGGACAAGTTCGGGGTGGAACGCGGCGCCCAGTTCGCGACCGTGCAGGACGCCTACCTCAACGAGGTGATGGTCGACAGGATGTTCCTGACCCCGACCTGGCGTGACCCGCTGGTGGAGCAGCACCAGGGCATCCTGGCCATCAAGTACCGCGCCCACGCCGACCCCTCCCGCACCAACGCCAACTTCGGCTTCGCCATCGCCCACCTCGAGGACGCCCCGGAGGACGAGCACGGCATCGTCTGGCCGCACGTCGTCATCGACGTCCTGAAGGTGTGGCGGCCCGAGGATTTCAGGGACCACACCATCGACTACGTCCGGGTCGGCGAGGAGCTGGACGACTACCTGACCCGGTTCCCGTCCACCGTCAAGATGACCTACGACCAGTTCAACTCCGCCGGGTTCATCGCCCACCAGAAACGGGCCTTCCCCAACATCAGGGTGCTGGAGAAGACCTTCACCGCGAAGGAGAACCAGGACCGGTTCGAGAAGTTCAAGTCGGCGCTGAACCTGGGCTGGGTCCACTGCTACAAGGACGACTTCGCCGACGACGGCCAGTCGCTGCTCGAGCTGGAGCTGAAGTTCCTGCAGGAGAAGAACGGCAAGGTCGACCGGCAGCAGATCGGCCCGGTGCAGACCAAGGACCTGGCCGACGCGGTGATGGTGGTCGTCACCGAGCTGCTGCACGAGTCGCTGGACCGGTGGTGGACGGCGATGAACCGGACCGCCGTCGGCTCCACCAACGTGGACGGGCTTCGGGCCGGACGCGAGCAGGAGCGGCTGATGTTCCACGACAAGGACCGCTACTCCGACCCGCTGCAGCGCTACATCGCCGAGGAGGCCGATAAGTCCGAGCGGCGCAGCCTGCGTGCCGAGCGCAACAAGGCGGCCCTCGAGCGCAACAAACTTGAGCGGGCACGGCGCAACTCCCTCGGTTCCCGAGGCCCGTATACCGGGGACAGAACACGCGGGTATCGGAACTGACACGACATCCCTGAATTGTTCTGCAGCGGTGTTATAGTTCATCGGTGTAATTCCACCCACCTGGAAGCGAGAAAACCATGACCAATCCCGACTGGAAGGCCACCCTGGCGGCCTCGGCCATTTCGATGTCCATCGTCTTCGGGCTGGGCTACCTCTACATCTGGGCGGCGGGCCTGTGACGGCCCGCGCCGCCACCGGACGTACCGCCCACCGGCAGCGCCAGTTCCACTCCGCACGCGACTTCGAGACCTCGTCGTCGCAGATCGGGGACATCGAGCCGTTCAGCGAGCAGCTGCGCCGCAAGGCCCAGCTGGTCATCGCCGGCAACGCCAAGGGCCGCAGCCGGAAGGCCCAGGTGGCCGACGCCGAGGCCATGATGCGGATGCTCGGGATTCATCCCGACCAGCCGATCCAGGCCGATCCGCTGGCCGGGCCGATCCCCTCCTTCCAGATGCGGAGCAACCGGTGACCGAGAACCCCGTAATCGACGTCGAGGTCGAGGAAGAGACCACGCAGACCCGCCCGTTCAGGGCCGTCACCCACAAACCCGCCGTGGCCGCGGCGCTGGCCCCGTTCGGTGCCAGCCAGGACGTCGGGATCGGCGTGGACGGGGACACCGCCGGTCAGACGCTGTGGTGGATGTCCACCGACTGGGCCGTCCAGGTGATCCAGGCCGGGATCGGGTTGCCGCAGCTGACCGCCCCCGGCCCGGGCTTCGTCGCGGCCATGCCCGAGCGGTTCCTGAAGCGCCGGGTCGGGACCCTCCGCAAGGCCGACATCGCCCGCTACTACGCCAAGCACCCGCAGGCCGCCGAGGAGCATCCCCAGCTGGTGATCTCCGTACCCGGCGAAATCTCCGAGTTGCTGCCACCCCAGGTCGTCGAGGCCAAGATGCTCACCGTCGGTGCCGTGCCGCCCGGCTACGCCCGGCTGCCCGATTCCACCCTGCTGCAGCTGGACGAGATGCTGGCCTGCGTGGTGGAGGTGCGCTGCTGGATCACCCGCGGCGACGTCACGGCGTCGGCGCCCTACCGGCTGGGGATGGTGGGCTGGGACTCCAGCCTGTTCCTCGAGATGCTGTTCAACGCCGAGGGGCAGCGCCTCGCCGAGGGGGCGGTGGACACCGCCAGGGTGATCGCCAGGGAGGTCGAAGGGCCTCCCGGTTATGCCCTGGACCTGGGCGTCACGGTGGACGGCCAGGTGACCGTGCTCCGGGCGTGGCCCGCCTGGGCCGTCGAGCCCCTGCACGCCGACCCGACCGGTGTGTTCGCCGCCCTGGCGGCGTCCCACGACTTCGACCACACCAACGAGAGGTGGCGGTGGTCCCCCGACCTGAACGTCTACGCACGAAACCCACAGGAGGAAGAGAACAATGCCTGAAACCATCGCCGGCACCGAGGACGAGGTGCGGTACATGTCGCCGCCGGAGTACATCAAACGGGCCAACGCCCGCGACAGCCGGGTCCGGCACGCGATCGACCTGGCCCAGTTCATCACCCACCTGCAGACCTCCGCCGGTCTGCTGCGGGAGATGCCGGAGAACAAGATCGAGGCGCTGATCGCCGAGTACCTCGACGAGAAGGGGACGCAGCCGTGAGCGCGGGTGACCTGAGGTTGGACTACCTCAAGGAGGCCAAGGCCGTGCTGGACATCTACTACGAGGACGTCTACCCCGACGACGAGGCGGCCGGGAAGCGCACCGCCGACCGGATGCTGATCGAGGGCGCGGTCTGCGCCCTGGTCTCCATCGCCGAGAGCCTGCACCGCATCGTCGAGGAGGAGTCCCAGTGATCGAGGTGGGCCTCGCGACCGGGCTGGCCGGTCTGGCGCTGTCCCTGGTGATCGGCGTCTGGGCGGGGTACCGCTACGCGCTGGAGTCCAAGAAGATGGACGCGGTCATCGCCCACGCGCTGGACGGGATGGACACCTCCTGGGAGGACGAGGCCCCCGCGAGCCGCCCGCGCTGCGACCGGACGGGTTGAGCCGTGCACGAACCCGACCCGTACCGGGAGCTGCAACACCACGCCAGGCAGGCCACGATGGCCGTTCTGGTGATCCTGTTCGGTCTGGTGCTGTGGTTCGCCCTGACCGCCGACACGTCCCCCGCCGTCCCGACCAGGGAGTCCCCGGCCCGGACGACCCAGGATCAGGGCATCAGCGAGCAGCTCATCGTCATGAACGACGGCCGGACGGTGCTCTGCCTGTCCTTCCCCGGCCCCGGCCACGTCATCTCCTGCGACTGGCCGCACGCCCACAGGTCGGCGTGACCACGCCCGCCGAGGTGGTGGTCGCCCATGCGGCCGCCTGGAAGGCGTTCGACGCCCTGCTGGTCGCCCAGACCGCGCTGGTCGCGCTGAACGAGTCGCTGGGCCGGATGAGCGTCCGGGACCTGCTCTCCGATCCGGACTGGAACGCCGTCGCCGCCCTGGACGGCCTGCGCGACGACCTGACCGCCGATGCGGCGGCGCTCAACCCGACCATCGGCCGCCTGTTGCGCATCCGACGGCTGACCCTGCCGCACGACGAAGAACCGCACGACGAAGAACCCCCCGACGACTAGTTCGCGTCGGGGGGTTCTCGGTTGGTCGTGGCTACTTCAGCACGTCGGCCAGGTCGACCTTGGCGAGCCAGGAACGGGAAACCCGCAGGTAGCGGTCACCGTCACCGCCCAGCTTGGTGACGTTGATGCGCTCGCCCTTGTCCACCAGCACGACCCACAGGCCGTCACGCTGGGCGTCGCTGCCACGAACGAGGCGCACGATTTCGCCTGCGGAGTAGTGGACGTAGGGTGCTGCGTCAGCGGCGGCGGTGACGGCCTCAGCGGTGGCTTCCTTGAGCATCCACTTGGGAGCGCGAAGGCCACGGCCACCGGTGTCGGGGATGACGACGCAGTTCTTGGGGCCGACGCTCTTGATCGTCCAGGTGCCGGGGTACTTGGGGTCGTCGACGGAGACCTTCGCGCCGACCTTGATGGTGGGAAGGGTGTTGGGGAGGGTGATGGTTTCCATTTCTTGCTCCTTCGTGGGTGGCGGTGCTTGCAGGAATGACTGTACACGGTCTACAGGATGAAATCCAGGTTCTGGCGGAAACCCATGTCGGGGAGCCGCCAGGCGGTGTGGAGACCCGCCCCGGCCTGCCCGTACAGCACGACCGACTCCACGCCCAGCCGGGCGCGGGCGCCCTGGAGCCTGTCCCCGCTGATCCCGATCAGCTTGGCGGCCTCCTTGAGGCACCGCGACTCGACCTGGCCCGGCGCCAGCGTGACGTACAGCCAGGCCGCCGCCCAGCCGTCCGTGACGGTCACCGCCTCGACTCCCACAGCGCAACGATCAGGGCGGCCGCCGTGGCGGGGTCCTCATGCTCCCAGACGTGGACCGGCAGCCAACCCAGCCCGGCCAGCTGCTCGTCCTTGCGCCGGTCGCGCTCGACGTTCGCGGCCAGCTTCGCCGCCCACCAGTCGCCGTTGTGCCGCGGCGACGAGCCGTGCTCGGGGCAGCTGTGCCAGAAGCAGCCGTCCACGAACACCGCGATCCGCGCCCTGGTGAGGGCCACGTCCGGCCTGCCCGGCAGGCCGCGGAGGTGGGTACGGTAGCGCAGGCCCCGGCCGTGCAGTTCGCGGCGCAGGGCCATCTCGATGCGGGTGTCCCTGGAGGGCATCGCGCTCATCCGGCGGCTGACCGCCCGGCTGAGGGGGACGGGGGCGGCGGTCACTCGAAGACCACCCGCATCTTCTTGGCCTCGGCGTCCCAGACGCACCTCGGCTTCCTGAGCGGCTTCCGGGCCAGTCCGGTCGCGTCGACCTGCCGTCTGGCCTCCGCGACGAGGGCGTCCGCGGTCCGCTGGCTGGCGCCGAAGTCCATCAGCATCCACTGGTAGGTGGCCCAGCCGTCGTCGTCGGCGGCCGACCAGCAGTCGCCGAAGTAGGTCTCCACGTCGCGGTAGCAGGCGCGGCAGATCACGCCGTCCCCGCCGCCCTTGCCGGATGCCCGGCAGCAGGTCGTCAGCGGGTAGACGAACAGGTCGGTGACGGCCAGCGTGACTGGGGCGTCCTCGCAGATCAGGGTGGGTTCATCCATGTCGTTCCTCCTCGGTGGTGGTGGGTACATCCCGAACTATACACACGCCACAGGGTGAATGGTTGATCATCCTGTAGTAGGCATGTAGCATTCGGGGGACACGCCACCATCCACCCGAGGAGCAATCATGGGAGCAACCGAGTTCACCACCTACGTCGCCGGCGCCAACCTCGGCGCCGCCTACGCCTCCGCCGTGACCGACGCCCGCTGCGAGTACGGCAACGACGGCTACAACGGCACCATCTCCACCACCAGCGGCTACCGCCGGGTGCTGCCGACCCCGCTGACCCTCCGGGCCGCCAACCTCTACGGCCACACCCACATCGACGACGCCCAGAAGTGGGAGCACGCGCTGGCCGTCCCCGTCGCGGAGGACAAGCACTTCACCTTCAGGAAGGTCAAGATGACCGTCACCGTCGACCCCGTCAACGAGCACGGCCACAGCGCCAGCGAGTGGGACATCCGCGACGCCGCCCTCAGGAAGGCGTTCGACAAGTACGGCACCTCCCTGCACGAGGTGGACGTCAAGCCGAGCATCAAGACCACGACGGTGGTCACCCAGGCGACGGGCCGCGCCGTCACCAGGTACGAGGTCAAGACCTACGGCACCCGCGCCACCCTGTACGACACCAAGGCCCAGGCCATCGCGGCGGCGAAGAGGGAGGCGCTGTCCTCGACCGGCGGCAGCGCGTCGGTGCGGGCGGTCAAGTTCTACCCCGACGTCAACGGCACCGAGCTGGCCGTCGTGGCCGCCAAGACGGTTTCGGCGTCGGCGGTGCTGGAGATCACCGTGGCGACCCCGAGGAGGGCCGACACGCCCACCACCGGGTGGCTCTTCTTCGGCCTCGCCGCCTGCTGAACCGCTAAGCTTTCCTGGCAGGGCGGGAGTTGACCCGCCGCTTGGTGGTGGTGCATTTTTGCGGCGCCTCCC